AGAGGAGTAGCAACAGCATTTCCTTGTGACAGAGCGCGACTTAAGAAAGTGGAGCTATTGCCAGCAATGAATGGTTCTTTTACTGTGCTAGTCGATGTCAAAACCAATTGACCCGCTGTGGATGTAGGAACGGAAGGTATGTATTCAATTTGCGCTCTTTTCACTCTGAACTTCTCATACGTTCTTGCTAAATTTCCCAACATTGCATTTTGGAAATATGCTGGTGTTATACACACCGAAGCAGCAGGCTCGTAGTTACTCGAATTGGATACAAACACATTTGATGCAAAATCACTGCCAGTAATGGTGGATGTGTCGCCACGTCGCACGATCTTTGGTGATTGCATTTTAATTGTATAGCCGAAAGCAGCTGGTACTGTGCCCAACTTAGCGCCTCCAGAAGGTTTTGCAGATTTTTGTGGAGTCTGCGCTCCTCTCAGGTTCTTTGTCATCTTTTTATCTTTATAAACTTTAGGAATTTGTTTATCAATGGCCCGAATTGCAGCCTGAACGCCCACTGGGATTGCAGCGGCAGTCCTCTTGAGTCCCTTACCAAAATTGGCAGCAAAGAAGTCAAGGTCAGCACGTAGCAAATCGCCACCGGTTGCATAGGCTGCATCATGCAGGCGGCAAGTATTGTCAAACTCGTCAACAGCTTCAACATCACCAACCACACTGGACTGATGTTTTCCCCCGGACCAATTTGGACCACAATAATTGCCATGAAATCTCATTAAAATGGTGAACTGTTTATCTCTATGAAATTATCAACGGTGTTGTTCTCATAGTCTATTTGCAGGTTGTTATAGTACTCTTCAAGGGCTACCTGTTCGTCTGGTGTATATCCCCATGCTTCCATAAAGTCCACACGAGTATCATCCATAACATCAGACTTCTTTGATTCCAGCCCCACAGCCAACATCCGCATGCCACTTTGCATCTGCACTGCTCCTCCCATTTTGGAAGCAACACCGTTACGCATATAACATTCGTACATTGATTGCATTACCGGAACCCCAGAACACAAGGCTAACCCACATTCTCCAACTGCATAAAGCCATTTTCTCATAGCACCCTCAGAATTGAGGGGTAGTAGGCATAGACTATCCTTCTCTCGAGCTGTGTCGAAATTACGTACCATTGTGTAACCACCATCAACTCTCAATGGTCGCATTTGACAAAACTCTACTTGGCTCATTGCGTTTACGGTTGGTTCTCGGGTCATCCTGAACCCCAGTTCTAAAAACCACTCGTCAAGTCCAGATATGAATCTACTCTCATATTCCTTCTCCATAAACACTACGCAATCATCTCCATTATTAATAAATCTAATTGGCACACCACGTTCTTTTGCGTATGTATGAACCATGGCACACATGATAATGCAGTTACCAAGAGCCGTGTTCATGTCGCCACTAAACCGCCGTCCTTTGACTCTATAAGATAACTTTCCATCATCACAGTACCCAACACCTTTGTTATCCCTTTGGTATGATAATAATCGC